AACCCGTCTATTCGATGCCAGAATCAACTGGTCTTGAAGAGGTTGGCAGCGTTGGGACCGGCATCATGCTGATCAAGCGCAACGTCTTTGAGGGCATGTCAGAACCCTGGTTCGATATGCCTTGGCAGTACGACACCAGGGGTTACATGGGCGAAGACGTGTTCTTTTGCAAGAAGGCGCAAGAGCTTGGGTTCAAGGTGTATATTGACCATGATGTCTCAAAAGAGATCGGCCACATTGGCACGTTTGAATTCAAGCATGAGCACACCTGGATAGTTAAAGAGGAAATGGAAAAAGAGGCAAGCTGATGGCACTCACAACATACACAGAGCTGAAAACATCAGTTGGCGATTGGCTCAACCGCACCGACCTGACAACTGTCATTCCTGATTTCATTGCGCTGGCCGAGGCTCAGATTGAGCGTCAACTGCGCACCCGGCAGATGATCGTGAGATCCACGGCGTCGATTGCCACCGAGTACAGCGCGGTGCCTGATGATTTCTTGGAGACGAAGTCCATCAAGCTCACCGGCACCAACCCCGTCACGCCTTTGGGCTTTGAGACGATTGATTCACTCGACAACCTGAGCGTTCAGTACCGATCCAGTGGCGTGCCGATCTTCTTTGGCATTGTTGGCGGCCAGATCCGAGTGCTGCCGATCCCTGACAGTGCCTATACCGCCGAGCTGGCCTACTACGCCAAGTTGTCAAAGTTGTCAGCCAGCGTGACAACCAACTGGCTGCTGGCTCAAGCGCCTGACGTTTACCTCTATGGCGCCCTGCTCCAGGCTGCGCCTTACCTGCAAGATGATGCGAGAATCACGGTGTGGTCAACGCTGTATCAGGCAGGACTTGATCAGTTGCAGATTGCAGATGATCGAGGTTCAACCAGTGGCGGTGCATTGCTGACCAGGGCAAAAACATTTGGGTGATTGAATGGTAACGACAACTAAAGGCGAGATGGACGAGTCACTGCTGGAAAAGCGTGAGGGGTCCATTGATACTGACACCGAGACAACGAGCTGGGTTGAGTATTGGCATGAGGGCGAGTTGGTCCATCGATCAGTCAACATGGTGCTAAAGCGCGGCGTCTTTGCCGAAGGCATCAGTCAACAAATTTGAGGATTAAATCATGGCGAATACTCAGGCCCTCTGTACCAGTTTCAAGGGTGAGCTGCTTGTCGGCCACCACAACTTTGGCACTGGCGTTGTCCGAGCTGCCACCACGGCAGACACTTTCAAGGCTGCCTTGTACTTGGCAAGCGCCACTGTCAATGCGTCCACCACGGCCTACAGCTCCACTGGTGAGGTGACTGGCACAGGGTACTCTGCTGGCGGTGTCACAGTGACCTTTGGCACGGCTCCAAGCACCTCTGGAACCACGGCATTTGTCACGCCCAGCGCCAGCATCAGCTACAGCTCAGTGACCCTCTCCACGGCCTTTGATGCGATCTTGATCTACAACTCGACCCAGTCAAACAAGGCAGTCAGTGTCCACACTTTTGGCAGCCAGACCGTGACTGCTGGAACCTTCACGCTGACCATGCCAACCAATGATGCAAGCACTGGCCTGATTCGGCTGGCGTAACGCAGGGGCAGCACCATGGCTGCTTACGGCACAGGTTATTACGGCAGGGGCGTCTACGGCATAGGCAACGTTGTCATCAGCGGCAACCAGGCCACTGGTGCCGTTGGCAGCGTCCTGGCCGACAGATCAATTCAAGAAGATGGAACCATTGCCACCGGCAATGTCGGAACCGTCACGCTCACCATCACCATTGCCATCACCGGCAATGCAGCCACGGGTGCCGTTGGCACGCTGGCCCCAGACTCATCCAAAGCAGTCACAGGCAATGCGGCCACGCTGGCTGTTGGCACTGTTGCGCCTGCCAGGTCAATTGACCTCAACGGCAACGCTGCCACGGGTGCAGTTGACTCTGTTGGGGTTTCCAGGTCCACGGCCACAACTGGCAACGCTGCTACGGGCGCTGTTGGCACTATGTCTGCCGAGGTCATTTCATTCCAGGCCATTACAGGTGTTTCTGGGACTGGTGAAGTTGGCAGTGTGTCAAACGTCATCACTGTTGCGATAATCGGAAATGAGGCAGTTGGATCTGTTGGGACAATGGTTGGGTTTGGATGGGGGTCTATCCCAGACACGTCTGAAACCTGGACCGCCCAGTCAGATACACCAGAGACATGGTCGCCAGTGTCCGACACGGCAGAGACGTGGACTCCAGAGTCAGACACCACTGAAACCTGGACTCAGATCGCAGACAATTCAACATCGTGGCAGCAGGCCACATAGGGGTAAAAAATGGCAGATACGACAACGACAAACCTTTTATTGACCAAGCCAGAGGTGGGTGCAAGCACCGACACCTGGGGCACAAAGATCAATACTGACCTTGACAGCGTTGACGCAGTCTTCACGGCCAATGGCACCGGCACCAGCGTTGGCTTGAATGTTGGATCTGGCAAGACGCTGGCGATTGGAGGTTCACTGACCAACAGCGCAGGCACAGCTAATGGTGTGGCCTATCTCAATGGCTCCAAGGTGCTGACCACGGGTAGTGCGTTGGCGTTTGATGGTACGAATTTGGGTGTGGGGACTTCTGCACCCACAAGCATTTTAGAGGCATACAAAACTGTTTCAGTTGCAAGCGCCTTTAATCAAGATGTCTTGACACTGACCGCCGTTGATATTGATGGCGGCTATTACTATGCTGGGCTTGGGGCTGGGGTTGCTTTTAGAAGCGGAAAGACTGCCGGCAATCCATTTGGCCCCGCCGTCATGGGGGCAATTTATGGAGCAAACAGCGCTGATGAGTCTGTAGGTAACGGATATTTGACATTTCATACTAGGGCCAGCAATACTGTTGCTGAACGCGCCCGTATCGACTCCAGCGGTAACTTGCTGGTGGGGACTACGAGTGGTGGTGGTGAAAGGTTATACGTTACTCAATCGGCAAGTTCTTCAACGGCCTTTTTCCTAAATAACAATGGAACAGCAGCTAATCAATATGGGATTGTTGTAAAACTAAATGGCGACCCAAATAATACCAACCACATGGTTCAATGTCTAGGCGGGGCAACTGAACGAGCGACTATTCGTGCAAATGGTGGTTTGGCAAACTATTCAGCCAATAACGTCAATTTGTCTGACCGCAGAGAGAAAACAAACTTTGCTCCAGCCAAGTCATATCTTGATGTAATCTGCGCCATCCCTGTTCAAACATTTAACTACATCGACCAAAATCTTGAAGATGATGGCGGCTTGACGCTTGGTGTTGTTGCTCAAGATGTGCAAGCTGTTGCGCCTGAGATGGTCATGGAAAGCAATTGGGGCACAGAAAAAGAACCCAAAATGCGTTTATCCATCTACCAGACCGATTTGCAGTATGCGCTGATGAAGTGCATCCAAGAACAACAAGCCCTCATCACCCAACTGCAAGCCGATGTAGCGGCGCTTAAAGGAGCATGAACATGATTACTTGGAACATCAGTCAACTTGACCGACAAACCTCAGATGGTTTTGTGACTACCGCCCATTGGCAAGCTATTGCAACAGATGGGGATTACTCTACATCTGTGTACAGCACTTGCTCATGGAGTGATGGCACTGCAACCATTCCCTATGCTGACTTGACCAAAGAAACAGTCTTAGGATGGATATGGGCCAATGGTGTGGATAAAGACGCTGTAGAGGCTTCTTTGGCTGCTCAGATTGCTGAACAGAAAGCGCCTGTCAAAGCCACTGGTGTGCCTTGGAATGACTGACTCCACCGAAACCAAGCTGGCGGTGCATGAGGCCGTTTGCAGTGAGCGATACAAGATGATCTCTGACTCTCTGACAAAGGGGTCAGAGCGCATGACCAAGATCGAGTATTTGCTTTATGCCGTGATTGTGGCCGTCTTGCTTGGGCCTGGTGCTGCTGCCTCGCTGTTTGCCAAGATCTTTAATCTTTAATTTGTAAGATGTGGACCCAATCAGTATCTTGCTTATGGCCTCAAGCGCATTCAGCGCTATCAAGCAGGGCATTGCCACATACAAGGATGTCAAAAACACTGCCGGTGACGTTAAGAAGATCGTCAACGAGATTGCTGGAATGTTTGGGCCAAGCCCAACCAAAGAGCAGAAAAAGCAGATCGTTGCCGAACAAAAGCGCGTGCAAGAAGTCGCAGCCTATGACCCGAACCAGGTCATGGGAGACATTGCAAAGCGCTTGGGCGAATTCATGCGGCACCAGCAGCAGATCCAGGATTACTACATTGAGGAAGAGCGCAAGTCAAAGGAAGAGGTCTACGATGGCGCAGACTCTCTGGCAGAGCGTGCCTTGCAGCGTACCCTTGTGCTCACCCAGTTGAGACAGATGGAGACTGACTTGCGTGAGCAAATGATTTTTCAGTCACCACCAGAGCTTGGGAATTTGTGGACCAGGTTTAATGAGATGCGTGAGCAGATCTCAGTTGAGCAAGAGCAAGCCAGGGCAGTGCGTGATCAACGTGAGGCGCAAGTGAGATGGCAACGAAGAAGAATGATCGCGGACTTGCAAGACAAAGCAATTTACCTGGCAGCCGCCTTGTTGATAATCGTGTATCTCAGCGTGTTTTGGTCCCTCCTAGTGATGGACCGAAAGACAAGATGGGGTTTTTGATCGCGCTCATTGCGATGGTGCTAGTTTTCTGTTTGATGCTGCCGATAATTTCGATAATATATTTCGATACCCTGGCAGTGCAAAAGGAAAGCAAAGCCCAGATTGATCGCATGGAGAGGCTGCGCAAGCAGCTCGAGGAAGACCGAAAGAAGATGGACCATGACAACAGGAAGGAAGAGTAAATGCGAATGCTGCTTTGTCTGACCATCATGGTCCTGGCCGGGTGCGAGGATCGGTATCGGTATGTCTGCCAGAACCCCAGCAACTTTGAATTAAAAGAGTGCCAGAAACCTCAGTGTCAATTCACTCAGACGTGCCCCGAGTATTTGGTTGCCCCGGTATTGACAAACAAGATTGAACCAGCAAAGGCCGAAGATGCTAAAAAGTAAATACACACCAGAAGAGATTGAGGTTCGTATCTGGGGCTTTGTTGTGGTGATGATCACTGTCATTTTGCTTGGCATTGTGTTTGCCCTGCTCTACAGCGTGACGTTTGTGACGCAACCCATCAAGTCTATGGCGCCCATTGACCAGGCATACACCAAGATGCTCAATGACATTGTGCTGCTGATTGTTGGCGGTATCGGCGGCATTGTGGGCAAGCGTGCGGTGGGGGCCGTAAGCCAGGCCGTTACACCTACACCGCCACCTACACCTGCCCCGGCTGCACCAGCGCCTTCTAGCCCTGTTTCTGCGCCTCCCAGCGGTGCTCTGCCAGTCTGGATCAATCCACCTCTGGATGAGAGCTGGACGCCGCCACCTCCACCGACAACGCCACCCGAGCACCTGGAACCCGATCACGTCCGCGAGGAGATCGCAACAGCAAGACGTGAGGCTGGGCAGTGAACCCATACCTGATCATTGCGGCCATGATTGCTGTTGGCGGTGCCTATGCTTACGGCCATCATGCTGGGTATGCTGACCGGGACGCTGAGATGCAGGCTCACATTGCCAAGCTCAATGAAGAGTCACGCGCCAAAGAGCAAGAGCTGACGTCTTCACTCAACAACCAAACCGAAACATTGCGAAAGGCCAAGAATGAGATCAACAAAAAACAGTCTGACATTAATGCTCTTGTTGACGCTGGCCGGTTGCGCCTCCCGGTCCCAGCCGCCCCAAGTTGCG